CCCCGAGGCCGGGCCTATTAGACCCAGCCCCCCGCAGAGGGTTTGGTACCCCTCATATGCTGACTAGATAGTCTCGCATACCCAGCGACGTTGAATGCTGAACGACGTCGCACGTTCTTGGCTGTCAAAGCGATCCACAAGATCGCCCCGGCGAAGGGCGTCATGGAACCATTCCAACAATCCAGCTTCACCATCAATCCGATATGACTCGGAACGAGCGGTGAGAACTGGAACGCGCCTCTCCCACCTTTGGAGCCCCGAATTCCAACGAAAACGGGACCCCGTGGGGGGGAGGAAGGTCGTCCGATGCAGGTAAGCATCAGACGTTGTTGAAAATGCTCTCGCATTTGGGAGATCGATAAAGGGTTCCAATCCCTTATCAACGTCCGATACGACCATCCAAAGACCGGCTGCATAAGCCCGGTTTCGGAAGTCGACGAGAGCAGCAATTTCAGCTGCATCATCACGTGAGCTTGGAAGCTCAGAGCGGAGTCTAACGACGGACACATCCGTGCCGTCGTAGTACTCAGCCCCGCAAGATTCCCGGAACTTTCCGTTCCAAAAGGACTTGCGTCGGTTGACCTTCGCACCGAAGTGCTCAAGCCAATCAATTACGTGATCGATCGCACCCACGGGGACAATGATATCGTCTCCGTAGACGCTGACGAGACCAGGAAGATTCCTGGCTTGGAGGCGTTGATGAGTTGCCTGCTCTACACCCGCCACTGCGAGGATCGTGAAGACGATCGCCTCAATGGGAAAGGTGAGAGCAGAGCCCATCGATGCGAATTTCTGCAGGGGGATTACCCCGTAGAAAGGAACATCTGCCCTGTGCGAACGAGTTGCCCAGACGAACTCCCACAAGTGGGGGAACTCCTGGAGCATCTCTTTCACGAGGAACCAATGAACACGGTCCGAAGCTTCGGAGAGGTCCAAAGTACCGAGTCTGCCGTTGGCAGACGCGATACCGGCCATCACACGATTTCGTTCCTGATCTTGGAACCCGAGGACCTTACTTAAGGGTCCTCGCCCGATCAACTCGTAGAGTTCACGCTTCAGCCCCTGCTGTGCATATTGCATCACAGAAGGTTCGATAGCGATAATTCGAGGAGTGGATTGGGTCTTGGGCACCGAGACAACTCTCACGGGTTGTTCTTCGGAGATGGGGACAGACTGGTCTGAACTCTGATAAACAGAGTTCGCGGTGTATCTCCAATACGGGAAGACAGATTCAATCCTGTCATGCCAGTAGGAGTAGGAGCGACGGTCCTTCTGGGACGCACGCTCCGCAACAGCACCTGGACCATGCTTCGGGATGAGTTCCCAGGAGGCGATCTTGCGGTCGCACTCTTGGAAAATTCGGCCGAAGAGCCGACGGGAAATCCTGCGATAGGTATCCAACCTATCAGGGTCAATTCGACCCGGGAGTCCCGTCAGGCTTCTGTCAGTCGAGACAAAGGAATCGAAAGCGGCGCGCTCCCTGCGAGGGGAGCACGCCCTTTCAACCTTGTGGGTCAGATAGCAAAACTGTCTGACCGCCCAGATACATTCAACATCTGGGCTCTCGAGCAACGCACCAGTTCGTTCGTCGAAGATACGGCTGAGAAAACCTCGCAAATAAGCGGGGAGTCCCCGGATGTGATCCCATGTGGAATTCACATCTTGAGCTGGCCACATACCTTGCTCGAGACCCCTTTCGAGGGCCTTACCGAGCTGTGGCAAGAGGATGGTTAAGTAGCCATCCCCTTCATCTTCACATCTGCGAATAGTCGTCTGACTATCGCGCGTGATGTCGATCGAGCAGTGGTGTCCTAGGTTAACTAGGACTGAGAGATGGAGTTGTTGTAGGCTTTTCACTTCGCCCTTTCGAGGGTTCAGGTCCAGCTTACCTACTCTAATCTCCCTCAGTCACGGAACGTAGATTACGATCCGTTCGAACGGCGCGATGCCGCCACAGCGAAGGCTGCGACAGCAAAGCTGATCAGGAGACTGACGGTGAGAGTACCGAAGACCAGCACAAGCGTGCTGGTGTCCGTCACTTTTCACCACCAAGAATCTTGAGAGCGAGCGCCGCACTCGAAGCAGTCAGCGCGTTGGCCAGGCCAACGAGCTGGTCCTTGATCTCAGTGACGGTGAAACCGTCAATGGGACCTCGGGCAGAAATTGTGATGATCTGAGACTTTCGCGAATTGACCGCAGTGATGGGGTCAGCCGCGATTTTGTTCGTCTTCAGAGAAATCACAGTGTTTCGAGTGGTCGAGTTGGTGGTCTGCTGGACTCGCATCTGCGAGTTACCGTCAGACGACGTGTAGTCAGCACTGTTCTTGTCGACTCCCGTTCGAGGGAGCGAAATAGCAGTGCCACCAACGGTGACAGACTGAGGATCAGCGAGCATGGTAAGCCCTCCGGTTTCTTGCTGGAATGGTGGTGTTGATCGGCAATTTTACATCTAGCCGTTTCGATGTTCACCTGACCTTTGTGAGGCCAAGCGCGCCCAAGATGGCGAGCTGGTTACCGCGTAGGCTCCCTGCTCCACCACTCGTGAAACCATAAGGGTTTGCACGTAGCCGGCGTTTGTACGTCGTGATGGCGCGGACTTTCCCTCTTGAGGGTAGTCCGCCCCAAACACTTGTACCGGTGCCAGGCGGTGTGGTCATGTACCAGTCGAGGTCGCTTGAATAAGCTGCCTCTTCCATTGCATAACCATAGTGCATGACAAGCAGATCGTTCGCGGCCATCTCATTGGACGCGATGGAATCTCCGATCCGGAGAGACCAATCGATCAGCCAGGACCACGGAGCGAGCTCCCAGAGTACTCTCGGTGTGATCTTAGTGTTCACAAGCGCATTCCAGCGCGAGTAGAACGACTCAGGATCAAAATCGAGAGGGTAGAAGGAGGAGAATTCCCCCTCGAACCATCTGTTGACTCGCCGCTTCTTATAAAGCTGATAGTTTCCGAGACCGGCGCTCGTAGTAGTGAGTGAATCACTACCGAGCGCAGGATGACGAATTCCATCCGCAGAAGCGAATCCTGCTCGACCTGAGAGCGATACATTCACGGATCCAGATCCAGAATGCATGTCAACCTCAATGAAAGCAGGAAGTCCGTACCGTCGGTGAACGCGTTGTCCCTGTTGGGACAGCTCTTTCGTCGCTCTCGCGAGCGCGTTAGCTGCGTTCGTAATGTCGGCTAGGAAGGGTTTCCATCCAAACTCGACATTCAGATAATCTTTGCCAAGGCCCCGAAAGAATCCAATCGAATTCTTAAGGGCGGCCGTTGTGAAACTAGGAAGCCCCTCACGGAGCTCGCCTAGGAACACGGCTGCATCGAAGATCACCGACGTAGGTGCTGTTCTGGAGTAAGCCTGCTGAGCAAAAGCATCCAACCCTGTCTCCTTGTAAGAGGCAGGACCGAGATCATTCAGCTCACCATCATGAACGTGACTCAAAGTCCCCGTCGCCGGATAGACAGCTACATTGGCACCTTGCCAATTGTAGAGCCGATCCGGAGTAGAGGGCTTGTAGAGTTGCGTCAGATCATAGCGAGGCAATTCCAGAGTATGCCTTTTCAACAAGAAGGAGTGACCCCGGTCGGGGGAACCCTCTGGTTGAAGTCCACGCTCGCGCATGCGATCGTGATACTTCTTCCTAGAAGTAGATTCTAGGAAGTAGGCATACGGGTCAGCCGTGATGTCCAACACCTCTTTCGAGGCGAAGGCCATCGGATGAGGGCGAGTACGATAACTCGTC